CACATCATCGTAATCTCTCGTATAGACTTCTTCTTTGGTATACTTATTCACAAGTCTGACCAAATTGTTTTTCACTTTGTACATAATTATTTACCATATTAGTAATCAGATTTCTTTTTACCTATGTTATATTTCGCAATCAATTCCCAATCATCTTTCTCTTTAAAAGCAATGATCTTGATCTGATGGATTGGTGCCATATTATGTTCTACTGTATCATAGTTCACGATCTTTAGCAACCCCCATTCTTCTAACAAATTGGCAATTGCGTTCCGTCTTTGAATATCATTCTCAGTAATTGTAGATAACTTACCATCTAAAGCAAACAATTCTTTAAAATGTACAATATAATACTTGCCCTGCTTATGCAGAATGTGGCAAGATTGATAGAGTACCTTTTCTTTCCGTGAGGACACACCGATACGGGTTAGTGTCTCACGAACCTTCAAGAAGTCATCCTGTTCTACTAGGGTAACCTCAACAAATTTAGATATATCAACCATGTCATTTTCCTAACCCACCCGTTAAGGTTTCTTTTTTTAATTGTTGGATTTGCTCTTTGGTTAGTAGACGCATGGCATCCCGTGCCTTGCTGTCGGAAAGTCCGTAGACCATTTTGATACATGCTATATCATCATCTTTTTCCGACTTTGCCCACTTCGCAAATGGTCTTTTTATGGACCTAACTGTATTTAGCAAAAAGTCATTCTGCATCTTTTTGTCTAAATAATGGCGTTGATTCATCTCATTTGCAAAGATAACACAATCTTTGTGTTGAGATAGTGCTCGGTTAGTTAAAAATGGATTGTATAATTTCTCAGTTATATCATCTATAATAAGTTGCTTCTTACCTTGAAGAATCTGATTTACATAACCAAATGGTGTACTCATTTGAATTCACCGTTTGCCATGATCTCAGTTAGACATGCAACTAGGTTGATCTCTTGGTCAGCAACAAATGCTTGTTTGTATTGATAGTCTGCAAGGATTATAACAATCTGAGGTATACTAGATGGTTTCAATATCTCATACAAATTATCATAGAGTTTGCGATAGATTGTTGTAGCATCAATATCTGTCGTTGCTGCCCACTTACGAATTGCGGTGAAGTCTTTTTCTTTTAGGTATTTTACAATCTGAGTAATAGAAACATCACTGATCTGAGCAAGAATACCCACATCAATCTTACCAAGTTGTGAGTATCTTTGAAGTTCATTGATGACACGCCGAAAGTCTGGAAAGTGTTTCATCACAAGTTCAGCAACTACCTTTTTATCATATTCTATTTTCTCTGCATCAAGTACAGATAAAATACGTTTGAGAAAGTCTGTTGCCATCTTTTGCTTCTCACCATTCTTCATACCGAATTCAATGACTGCACATCGTGAATGGAGTGGATCAATAATTTTTGCTTTGTAATTACAAGTAAAAATAAATGAACAATTGACTGCAAACTCTTCGATTGCATTACGGAGACATGCTTGTGCATTTACAGATAGGTAGTCTGCTTCATCAATGATGAGAACTTTACGACCACCGCCAAGTGACATTGATGATGCAAAGTTTTTTACTTTGATTCGAATAATATCAACGCCATTCTCATCAGAACCATTGATTACCATGTAGTCTGCACCGATCTCGTTGCACATTGCTTTCGCTATCGTTGTCTTGCCTACTCCTGCTCCACCAGTCAGTAGAAGATTTGGTATCTGTTTCTGATTGACGTACTCTTGAAACGGAACTTTCAATCGTTCTGGCAGAATACAATCTTCTACTGTTTGAGGGCGATACTTTTCTGTCCACAGAAATTGTTCCATGAAAACCTTTCACATAAATCATAATAAAAAAAAAATAAAATCAGTCTTTTTCGTTCAGTCGTGCAACTACTTCAAGATATGGTTCTTTAACATGCCAATCAGTACCATTGACACCATAGATAACTGTACGCATTTGTAGTTTAGCATTTTCATCTGGAGTAATCAATTCAAATACTGATGCAACAACATCTGGATTGATTGCAATTGATTCACCATCAAATGATGTTGATGCGTTGGTAAACATTTTCAATGCCATAATTATCCTTTAGTAAAAGTAGAACCTGTTTCAGTGGCGATCCAATACTGAATGTTCAGAGTTTTGTGTTTGAAGTTTGAGATACCTTTGGACGATATCTTTACATCGTAACCACCTGCCAGCATCTTAAAGTTCTCGGTCTTGAAGAACATACGATACTTATCGCCATTACCTTTAGCAATCTCAAGTGAGTCTGTATGTGCGGAACTATTTGCCAAGTCTGTTGTTGTGATAAAGACTGCATCACCATCAGATTCAACAACGATATTAGGTGACGATAGAACATTTGCTGCTCTCATTACCCAATCAAAATCTTCTGCTGATAACTCAAAAGCAATTTCAGTCTCAGGCATTGCCAAAGTTTTCTCTGGTGCGGCAACGATCATGCCGGCGGCACAGAAACGATATTTGATTTTGCTACGGCCTTTCTGACCAGAGATGAGAACATTCTCATTGTCAAAGTCAAGTGTAACATCTTCTTTGTGGAGAGATAGAACGGAAAGGAATTCATTCAGATTATATACACCAAAATCTGCTGGAATTTCTTCATTGATGGTTGCTTCGGCAAGAACATTCTTACCACCAGATACAGTTTTCAAAGTCTTACCTTTTTTGAACATGATACTCTGGTTGATTGAAGCAAAGTTTTTTAATACATTTAGTGTGTCATTAGAAAGTTTCATAATTTATTTCCTCGTCAAATCGTGATTGTGTATAGACATGATAGCATAGTGTAAGACTTTCAGCAAGTCTTTTCGATTGTACCCATCTTTTTTACCATAGCGTTGAGCATACTTAATTATATTACCGATGCAGAATCCCTCACCGTGACCACTATCCACGATAAACTCAGTTGCCTGAAATTTATTTTGTGAATAGTGTTCACCGTAAGTAGCGTCAATGTATTCTTTAATTTCTTTCAGAATACGATCTTCACTATACTTGTATTCGATCACAGTCTACCAGTATACTGAGCAACCGCTGGCATATTACCAGTGAATGCATATGTACCAATGTGTTGTGTTTTCATCCAAGGACATAGGAAGATTTGACCACCCATCTTTCGCCACATCTGACAGAACATATAATCTTCTGATAGATAACGTTCAGAACCACCACCAACGATAGAGTCTGTAGTATCAATGACAGTATCAAAGTAGGCATGAATATAACGTGAACCATCAAAGTGTGCTTGACCAACATGATCAGGTTTGTATTTGATAGTTGGATATTCTTCTGCCATCTTATCAAACACATGGCGCTTGATCATCATATGACCAGTACCAATTTCCATAACTTCTAATGGTTCTGAAACTTGGAATTGCTGAGTACCTTTAACAACGTTGAACACATATTCACCAACCAGATTCTCAAGTTCTTTTGGATTCAAGTCTGGATTCTTACGTGCGGTTTCTGCAATGTTTGCCCAGTTGATAGATTTCTTAGGGTAAGGACCACCAACAACATCTTTATCAAGTGCCATCAGTGCTACGATATCGTTCGGATCAAAGTGGATGTCCGAGTCGATAAACAACATGTGTGTGAAGTCTGTACGAAGGAACTCATCTACCAAATAGTTTCTGGCACGTGTGATAAGTGATTCGTTAAAAAGGAAGGAGAACTTTACTTCGATACCGTAACGCATCATTACGGTTTGTAGATCAAGACAAGATTTTACATACAGTCCGTGTGACATACCACCATACATCGGTGTTGCAACAAACAGTTTGTTCTTTCTCAATTCTTCAATGTTTACTTGTATTTGCATAATTTATCCATAAAAAAAGAGTAGAGACACAGAATATATATGTCTCCACTCTACAAATTTTCAAACTAATTTAGGCAAATGCACGTTCACCTTGGGCACGAATTGCTGCAATACCTGCGGCAACCACACGCTTAGTTGGAGTACCTAAACGATAGAAAGAAACTTTCTCACCGTTAGTATTGGTGCGAGTATTCAGGTAAATCGCATGACCTTCATTACGCAACTCATTGATGGTTGCGGATGGATTTGCAATACCATAAAGTGATTGCATTTTGTTTGGGGTTAAAGTGTTATAACCATCTTGCTTGGAAAGATACGCAAGGACTTTTTGTTTTGCTGACTTCATTCAAAGACTCCATAAAATATGATCACAAAGTAAAAAAATATTGCAGTAGTGATCTTCACTGCAATATTATAATAGTATCATGCCCAAGAAAGTAAGTCAATACTTTCTCAGGCAATTGTGTGTTTAGAATGGCATTTCTACCGATGGGTCTGTTACTTCTGGTGCTGGTGCTGGTGTAGCAGTTGGATCAATACCCGCATCAATTTTGGTATACAGATCAA